ACTTTACTATATTTGAATCTTCCACCAAACTTATTCATATCGGTGGTTTTTGAATGTTTGGATAGTGTAGTAATCACATTGGTTCTAAGTGATGCAATGTCAGTAATTTTGGATGCATCATAGTAAATATCACTATCAATCTCAACAAATAGTAGTTTTAGATCCGTAAGTTCTTGCTTAACACCAGATATGGTGTACTGTTTTAAATTATTAAGGATTTGATTTTTTGCAAAATCAGATATTGAAAATCCATTCTTTGGTTTAATGCTGATAATAACCTTTCCAAATTCTGGTGGATCTAACTCTTCTCCACCAACAACGGATACGGATTCAGTGCTCGGGAATATCTGTGGTATAATTGCCTCATAGTCACGTGCAGTCACGGCACGGTACTGTGAAGAATACACTCTGGGTGCAAAGTACTTAATAGAGTCTATTGCCTCTATGTCGCCTCCTCCGGTGGATGCCTGAGTCGTTGTTACTGATACTGCACTTGATGGTGCGATTAAAATTCCATTACTATCAGTCGTTGTTCCAGCATATGAGAATAGAGAAGGACCATTTCCATCAGGACCGTCCGTAACAATATAAGTTACGGTGATTGTCTCACCAGTTGGAATCTTTTTACCAATGACACCATCACCAAAGAGAAGTTCATATTTCTCATCGGCAACTTCTTGAATCAAATAGATTTCAGAGTCTTTATTGATTGTAATGATATTATCAATCTGCTTGTATTCGCGAGTACCGACTCTTACGACAATCGTCGAAGTATCAATATTCGAATTGTTTAGAATAAATCTTTGGTCTTGTGAATTATCAACAACGAATTCTTTCGTCAAAAATGTTCCTTGATAAACCTCAAGATCTGTGAATGATGCCTGATTATTGACAATATTTGCCGTTACATCACCAGGTATCGTGAATGTATATTGTGAATTGTCCACTGCACCGACACACACCAGACCTGCCTTTAGAATCAACTGTGATGCCGATGAAGAAGTATCAATGGTGAATGATACCTTTGCCTTTGCGGCACTCTTAGAACGGGGTATATAACCAATATTTCTTGCCAGAGAAACGACATTTTCTCTTAAGGTTGCAGAATCCAAAAAGGATTCATTCACAACCATATTTGAGTTAAATGCCGTGATGTAAGTATTATATGCTAGCGTATCGATTAAAACAGAAAAATTAGACCCCTCAAAGTCAAAATCCGTGAAATCGGAATTTGCACGGAGATAATCTTTGATAGAAGTCTTTATCTGGTCAAAATCTAGATTTGTAAATTTAGTAAAAGGCATTATTTTATCTGGTTGCCTCTAGGATGAATGAAAATTGTTGAGGTGGAACCTCTTGTCCAACAATATTGAATGAGATTGTAATCTCAAAAGCATTCTGATCTGCTCTTGGATCGACATCAACCTGAACATTATCTACTCTTGGTTCATAGTTTTCGATTGCGATTAGAATTTGATTCTCAAGTAAGGATGCAGTACCGAAATCAACAAACTCGAATAGACTATTCTTTACTTCCGAACCAAAAATAGGGTTAAAAAACCTTTCACTGGGAATTGTCTGAACGATATTACGAACAGATTTTTTAATCGCATCGGCATTTTTCAAAACGAGAATATCATTAGTCACTGGATGCCTATCGAATGATAGACTAATATCCTTAAATGCTCTGGATATCCTCTGAACCACGATTTAGATAGGTATTATACTTGTTTTTATTTATACCCCTAGCCAGAAATCTTACCATAGTACGGTTCAGTACCGTATTCCCAATCATCATAATCTTCATCATTACGAATTTTCTCATGAAGTTCGTTTTGTTGAACAAAATCGTGCTTTTTGGGTGTGATATCATCATTTGCGATTTCACGAAGCATCTTTTGATGTTGATGATTTGCCAAATTGTCTAAAAAATCGTGATTTGCACTCATTTCTTGTTCCTTGTAGTAGTCAGTAACGAGTTTTGTGGTCCCCCACATCTCCCTCATGTAGTTCTCGTCTCTATCGACAGGTAATCGTCCCATTTTAGCTCCTGATTTACATGAAATCAGAACTTTTAGAGGGGTTGCTATCCCTTTTTTCTATTTATTTTCCTCTTCTTCACGCTCCTTTGCCGTTTTCCAGTGATATTCTTCCTCACGTCCCATTCCAAGACGCTCGTATCCACTCTCGACCTGATAATATTGAGTCGAAACCTTAAAATCTGGCATTTTTGGTTCCTTCGGTGTCAGACTATTATCAAAAATACGAAGTCTATTGTTTGGATACAGTGCATATTGACCATTTTTCAGTTCAATTAGGTTATGTGATTTGTGTTCGGCGGGATTTTCACTCGTTGCCCAGTCGACCATGTCTGGATCACGGTGATAATTATCGATTGTACAGACATATGTACCCTTTTGAATACCGTGATCACGTGTATAACACTCGAAGTCCATCGAACCAATGAATTTTTTATCAATACTTACGACACCATAGTCCATACAGTTCCAGAACTGTAGATTTGGTAGGTTCATGTCTGGGTCTGGTGTCTCTGGACGTGATAAAAAGGCACTGATGGGCAATTTATCGTACATTGCCGCATATTCGGGTAGATACGTCTCAAAATAAAAAGCACGCCCAGGTATCGATTTTGCCGATACCCAGACGCCCTTGACGAATTCACCCCATCCACTTTGATGGTCGGTTAGATATTCTTTACGAACCCATACCTCGACCGAAGGTAGATTGGTGATTAAACAACTCATGAGATGTGAAGGTTATTTTCTTAAGTTATTTAACCTTTACCCTGTCCACGATATGCCTTTCGTGCTCCATTACGAGACGACGCGGCGTACTTGGTTCCATTACCACAACCCTGTCGTGTTTTCTTTGGCTTTCCTGCCACATAACCACTCTTGTTCAGACCTGTTTTTGCTTTTGCCATTTTCCGTTTTCTCCAATAATAATTGTTTCAATTTCACCCGCTTTGGGTTTTCCAGTCTTGTAATATTCAATGGCAAAGTCTTCCATGAGATTCATGTACTCTTCTTCGGAAAGACCCTTGAAGATGACTTTACCATTTCGTAAAACAGTATAGGTGTCCATCAAATTACACGAGTTTTTTCGTGCCCGACTCTAATACGAGGATCGCACCAAATCTCAAAACCTGCCGCAATGGCGTCCAGACAGAAGGATACGTCTTCTCCGCACATGTCCTGTACCTCACCAGATTCAAAGACTTGCATCTTCGGTGCGAACCATGGGTACTTGATACCTTCATCCTCAAACACTCCGTGTTTAATCAGAAGCCATCCAAAACCCGTGTAGTCCACCGTGAAGGGTTTCCGCCTCTTTGCGATACTCTCAAGAGTTTCGTGATTCATTACGCCACCATTGCTTCGGAAATCGTCCTCTTCCAACCAGTGTGCGACGGATGTTGTCTGACCGTCTTCGGTACAGTACCAACCAGCGGCAATGTCCTTCTCCATTAGAACGAATTGCCAGAATTTCTCTGAGTTAAACACGATATCACTATCAATCCATAATTGATAATCGTATTTTAGTTTACCGTCCCATGGTTTCTGGTCGGGTCCTCTCAGTACATTTGCACCCAGACACTTGCATCGTGCAAAATTTACCATTGAACTATAATCTTGCGAGATTTGGATACTTGCTCCTGCCTGTACCAAATCAAAGCACAATTGTACAAAGTTTTTTAGATACGTATAAGAGACTCCTCTACCAGGTAGGCAAAATACAATGCTTTTGCCTTTTACAAGTTCTCTTGCACGATCGTAGTCCCATTCTTGAGTTGTTTCTCTCACGGGCGTTTTTGCCTTTACGGTGAATCCTTTAGCCATAAGAAAGTGTAGTTACATCAGATATCATACAATACTATGTAGTACTTGTCAATTGCTCTCGGTTACCTCGGTGATGATAATACAATCACCTTCTACCTCCATATTAACCTCCGTGCCCTCGTACCATCCGTACTCGTTCAGTACCCATTCTGGTATCGTAATAAAGTACTCTCCAGTCACTGGATCGACTTCTACGGTCGTAAAATTTTCCTCCGGATTTTTTTGCATTTCATCAATCTTTTCCATTGTTTTTATATAGCGAAAAAAAATTTATGATGCCTTGTAAATTTAGCTGCCTTTCGTAACACTTTGTAGGTTAGGGTAGTTATGCGTTTTTATAACCGCCCCCATCGCGCCCGCGCTTAAGGGGGCACCAACGCCCCCCACTGCTGCCGTCACGAACGAATGGCGTCAGCGAACGTCTGCCAGGGCGCTCGCCTTGGTGCTCTGGTGAACGGAGCGGGAACCTGCCCCAGTGCGAACACGGGAGGAACCCCCCTTGATACGGTCTGCCCAACGGTTGGCGGCAGTGCCATGGGCGATGGGCAGGCGGGTGACCTTGAATTGAACGCCGTTGATGGTGGTGGTGGAAGGCATCGGAATCGGTTGCTGTTGAGAGTATTGTAGCAGGTCAGATCACCAGATGATGGGGGTTCCGTCAGAATCGGTGACAGTTCCCTGATTGGCATCCTCTGCGATGCTCTCCAGGATTTCCAGGAGTTGGGCACCGTCAGCGGCACGGTTCAGGAGAGCGGTGGCAAGGTCGCGGGTCATGGTAGGATGTTGGTTTGTGGTTTGAAAGGAAAGGGGG